TAAGAGTTGCGGGTGTTATTGTAGTTGCCATGTTAATAGTTTATGCTATTAAATAGCGAACCGCCGATTCTGTTAATTTAAGGAAACAAAAAGCCCCATCCGAAGACAGGGCTTAATGAAAACAAAACAGACAGATTCTTAATTTGTGATACTCGCAATATCCGTAGACGATACGTTTACCATTGGGTCCGGTTCAAGCCCTGAAAAAGTCATTGTATACCCGTTAAGGTCAGCAGCCGCAACACCTGAGCCACCAACTCCCGTACCTAAGTCTAAGCCATTGGTTACACCAATAGCCCAATAAGTTGGAGTAGCCTCCCGCGTTTCGATAATTGCAACCACTCGATTCTTAGCAAGTAATCGCATCTCGTTACGCTTTGCAACGTCTAATTTTGATAGTATGAAAGTAACCGCAGGCACATAGTAAATTGTTCCTTTGTTACTTCCCGCTGTTGGGTCATCGTTAAAGCTGGACTCTTCTTTGTCTAGTTCATATTTGTAGAACACTGAAGAAGCTGAAGCGAAAGTTACCGCGCCCGTTGCATAAGCAGGGTCTAATGACTCCCACTGACTCAACGAAGCAAACCTAACAGACTTGATTCCACCGATTGCATCTTTGCAATCTAATGAGAAACCTTGTGTTAATGGACACGACATATTTTTTAGTCTTTTATAGGTTAAGGGGCGACCCGAAAGCCACCCCGTTTAATTCGATTACGGTATGATGGTGATTACTTCCGCAGGGAAAGCAACTTGACATCCTACTTTGAACTCCATAGCCAATTTTACGACACGATCATCTTGTGAGTACCAAGACTCTATTGCGCCACCGCCAGCAAAGTCACCTTCAGCATCTACTCCGATGAAGAAGTTGCTCAAACGTCCAGCGTAAAGTTTGTTAGTTCCGTTCAATCCAACAACTGGAATAACTCTCAATCCTGTTCCTGGAAAGCTAAGACCATCAGAAGAGTTAGGGTCTACATTAGCACCGCCCATTCCATTAAGGTATGTTCCGTATGTTAGACCTGCATTCATTAAGCCTGTAACCAAAGCAGCGTAGTCATCATAACCAACAAATACTCTGAAGTCATCGAACTCGGTAAGACCAGCAACCGCAGCCGCTTGATAAACTAACTTCTGTGCAGATACCGCTTGTGTTGGGTCGCCCAAATCTGTGATAGTGTTACCGCTATCCGCATCAGTAGTACCTGATGAAAGCAAGGTTACAAATCCATCCCAATGTCCGTTGTTTCCTGCTCCGATTCCGTCCTCACCTTTCCAGATTGCAATATCAATATCTCTTGCAATTTGCTTAGTGTATTCAGACATGATAGCTTGCCACACGTAATCAGGTGTTACTGATTCGTGATGTGCTCCCGCAGCCATTTCAGCAGAAAGATATTTCGGCTCTAGGTCTTTAGGACACCATGAATCATTAATCTTAACCTTTCCAGGAGTCAATGTTCTTTGTGTGAACACCGTAGAACCTGAAGCAGCAAAGCTACAAGCGTCATCTTGGAAGATAACCGATTGTGATAGTTGAGGTAGCTTAGAAGCTCCTTTGATGTTTGGTACTACTGTTGCCAAAGACATCATCTTTGCACCTAGCACGGTAGCAGTCATCAGCTCAAACTGATTTTCCGCTACGTATGCGTCTAATGCGTTTACGTTAAAACTCATTTTCTTATATTTTTTTAGTTCTTATTCAATGATTGACGAACCTTCGAGAAGTCAAACTTGCTAGGCTCTTTATCTGCGAAAGGATTGTATGCTTTCTTCTTAGGCTCCTCTGTTGGAGTACCCGCGAACTTTTGCATTAGGTCGATTACTTCTGTAAGTGATTCTTTCAAAACCTTATTCTCAGATTTCAAAGCCTCAACTTCTTTTACAGAAGCAAACTTTAGATTATTGATTTTAGCTACAATAGCCTCGTTCAATTTGTTCATTACGTTGTTGGTCAATTCCTCAACGTTAAGTCCTTTAGGTGCTTCAGCAACAACTGGAGCTTCTTCGCTCATTTCTTCCTCAACAACCGCTTCAGGCTCACCCTCAACAGCAAGAACTTCGATAATGATTCCTCCTTCTGTTTTGATTACGTCTCCGCTTTCAAGTTCATGGTCTCCGTCAGGTGCTTCGATTAGTTCAGCATCCTCTCCGATTACTTGTACGGTTGCGCCTACTTCAATGGCTGGCTCAATTCTTAGAATAGTTCCGTCAACTTTCTTAACGTCTTCTAGTTGTACTGAGTCTTCAGGATTCTCTTCCTCCGCTAGTACTTTCTTGATTGCCGAAAGTTTAGCAGTAATTTTTTCTCTTAGTGTCTTTTCCATTATTCAATTATTGTTATACTAATACATAGCAATAATTGAAACCTGTTACACTTTGTGCTTAACTACGCCTCTGATAGTACCCTAATAACTTGGTCAATCAATTGCTTGTCTAGGTCTTTTTGGCTTTCATCCGTGAAGATTCCCTCAATTGAGAACCCTCTGAAAGTTCCGTCTTTAACTTGCTTCCATACTTCGTCATTCTCTACCTTCATAGTTCCAAACCAAGAGCCGTTAGGTATCTTACTAAACCCTTCCGGCGTTCTTTTGCGCTCGTCAATTATAAACGACTCGACCAAGTAAACCCCGTCCGTTTTAGTCGTATGGTCTAGGTTGACGTTAGATGTATATCCATTCTTAAAGTACCTGTGAACTATCTTCTTTATGGCGTCAGAACTAAATCGCACATAATATTCTCCGTGTTCTTCGTCGCGCCTATAAATAGGCAAGTCAGCGACCATGATTGCGCCCATTATTAGCCGTTGTTCTTCGTTCTCAACCTTGAACTCTAACTTCTGTTGCTTATTGAAAGCCATCCATTCACGCTCAATGGCGGGAGTGTCTACAAGTGCGATAAAATCAACGCCCGTTTCTTCGTGGTCGTCAATTGTCATGTTAATCAAAGGGAACTTTTCCATACTGTTAAATAGCGATTTGTTTATTTTGTTTACATTGGTACTATGAAAAAGATACTTTTTGCTATTTGTATATCCTTCATTGGTTGCTCAAAAGATGAGCCTACTTGTGTGGTTTGCTATGTTGACGGACTAGAGGCTATCAATTTATGTGTTGAGGATTATCCAACATACACAGCTCAAGAGTTAAGAGAATCAATAGACCCTTTGTTGGAAAACGAAGAGTGCCACTATTATAATTAACCACCTCCAAAAGTAGCCTGCCCTTCAATCTGATTAATGTCGTTTTGAGTGCCCGTTAGTTGTGTCTCAACTACGAATGCCTGTATTGGTGCTAGTTCAGCCGATTGTGTGTTTCCGAACTCTGTCGTATTAGTAGTAACTGGATTAAATGAAGGTGCAGCCGATGCAGTTGGTACGCTAATACTTGGCACACTTGCACCACCACCTCCAGGAACAGAATTAAGAATACCAACCGCAGAACCTACCGCCCCTAAAATGGTTGCTATTGTTGTGGCAATGAAAACGGGAGTGGCAACAAACGCTCCTGGACCCGTTGCTGTTGCTGACGTGGTAGCCCCCGCGATACCCGCGCTGATACTTCTAGCTGTGTCAATTGCTATCTGAGCGATTGCCAATGTTTTCTGTATTGCTACCGATGCCTTTGATTGATTACCCAATGCCTCTACTAACCCACCAAGCCCCGCAATCATTCCAGAAGCAGCCGCAAGCCTTGCGTCTTTTTCCTTCTTCTGCATGTCGACACGCGCCTTAGTTGCAGCCGCCTCTTTGCTTAAGTCATCGCTTATAAACTTTGCGTTTAGGTCTGCAACTGCTTTTATTTTTGCCGCTTCAATTTCAACAGACGACTGTGATGCTAGTCTAGCCTTTTCAATTAAAGCCTCGTAATATATGTCTAGTTCTTCAAGCTCTTTTTTTCTTGCGTCTAGGGTTGCTACTCGTAACTCTTGCTGAATGTCAAACAGTTCCTTTTCTAATCCTTTTTGATTGGTTAGTTGTTCTGAATTTTGCGATGTTATCCTTTCATCCAATTCAGCTTGCGCTAGTTTTGCTTGTTTTAATGCAACTTGCAAATCAACGCTTTTCGTGTTTAACGCTAACTCCGCTTCCGCTAATTCTATTTTTTTGTCTACCACTATTTGCTCGGCTGCTATCTGCTTATCTAGAACTTTTTTTAATTCATCGTTAGCCGCTATTCTATCCGCTAAAGTTCTGCTGATGTCATCACGTATTTGCCTTTGTATTTCAGCGTCCTTTTGGGATGTAAGTTGCTGCCTTTGCTGCTCAACATCCAAGAATTTAACTTCGTTCCTTAGTTTGGTCAGCGCATCCGCTTGTGCTACCGCTTTTACCGTAGCGTTAGCCACCTCAACCGCGAAGTCTTTAACGCCCTCAACAAATGCCTTTTGCTGTTGAGCATCTAACCCCGTTGACATCTGAACTAATGCCGTTCCATAATCCTCAGCCCCCTTAACAACCGCATCCCAATCTAAATCAAATACCCCTTTAATAACATCGCCAACAGCCATCCAAGAGTTAACAAAACCATCTAGTCTATTAAGTAGGTTTTGTTGTATCATTTCCCACAGACTATTAATAGAATCTTGTGGCTTATCGAAAGCGTCTGACATAACACCGCCAAGAGGTTCAACCGCCTCAAACAGCTTATTGATAACTATCTCTAGTGCTATGGTTGCTGTATTCAAAGCATCCATAACCTTTTGATTCTTCATGAGTATGTCCTTCATGAAGGCGAACACCGCCATTGCAACACCTATTATGCCAAGTGATTTGATAAGACCGCCAATAGAAGACCCTAGACCCTTAGTGCCTTGTTCAGCCGCCTTGAATCCTTGCTTCATTTCTCCCGAAGTCTTCTTGGTTGTGTTTCCAAGTTCCTCAACGCTCGCAGTCGTTCTCTCTACATTGCTTTCAACGTCCGAAGTATCTACGGTTACTTTTAACGCTATTACCTTTTTCTCTGTTGCCATTAGTCCTCAACTATTAATAAATCATACCCTACTTCAATAGTCAGATTGTTGTTTGATGTTGCCGTTACTCTTGGCATTATGTCACTCCCGCCTCCTACCGT